CGATCATCTGGCCGGATTATGGTCCATGCGCGAAGACCGCTACAGCGAACTGCGCGGCAGCCCGAAAGCGTCGCGGCGGCATGTGGAGATGTATCTGGTGGGAGGATAAGCTTGCAGCCTCTGCGAACGCCCGCTCAAGGCTGGCATCCCTCTTCCGCCCGACGTGCTCGCGCTCCGTCGTGCCATTTGACCCCATGGTGCCCAGGAGAGGCAATCGTACCTCCTGTATAAACAATGGGTTAACCCACTTTGTGGGGAGTTTTTGGGGAGCGATTCCCCACGAAGAGGCAAAAAGCAGGGCGAGATTGTTGGCCGGTCATGCTGTGTTCAGATTGGGATGGCGGCTATGGATTGAGCAGACGGTGAGGTCAGGTGGATCGGTGATGGGGGTCTGAACGGTGCTGGCAAGAGACACCAGACGCTGGAAAGCCCGAATAGGCAAATCATTTTTTATCAAAACAGCAAACCATTGATTTGTATTGGTTTTATATTTTTATAGCAAAAACTAAGGAGGCCATCGGAAAAGTGTAATATGTGTAATCCGATCTCGAAAATTCTATTTTTATCAAGCAAAAACAATATGTTACATAAAAATAAAAAGTGTAACATTTTTGCAATCTGAATGTAATCAGTTACACTCTCGGGTTGTGATTTTCTGGATTTTTCATCATCATTAAAATCAATTGGTTACTCGGTGATTACATTTCTGATTACAAAAAATCACACTTTTTTGCAACCTCAAAACCCTTTGTGATTCATGTGGTTATATGGTCAAAAAAGAGGGCATTACAGAAGTTACACTTTTCCGATGGCCTCCTTAGTTTTTTGCCTCTCACAGACAGGTCTGAGCCTCCGGTTTCGTGGGATGGCTGAATGCAAAAATGGTCGTGTCGGAATAGGCAATCAGGTGCAGGGATCCGCAGGGGCAAATGCGGCAGGAAAATCCCCGTCCGCGCCTGTGCTGGCGCGATCTGGCGGGATGTGCAGGGATGCAGGAAAATCGAGGGATGAAGCGCGCAGGCGGGGCGGGGAGACGACGGCGCGCCGTGGGGTGTGGCGGCGGTCGGAGCTGGTCTGGGAGACAGGCATGAAAACACCGCTCAAGGCGGGCTTGGGCGGCGCGTAGGAGAACAAAAGGGGGCGACCTTCAGGCGGGTGGCCTGTGCGCGCAGGACGGGTTCACGGCCGCTATTGTAACAGCTGATGGTGCGTACCCATGACGGAGCCGGACTAACCCGCCTGCGGCGGCGCAGGTGGCGCGAATCGGATGACCTCATGCCCGAGCCAGTCATTGACTTTTGCCATGCGCACTTGGAGCGGTTCGAGTTCATTTTGCATCCATGCAATCCCCGCTTCGCTGATGGAACCGAATCCGCCGGTATTGTGCGGGATAATCCCGAGCAATTGCGGCGGGATGCGCAGTGCGGCCAGAACGTCATCACGGGTGATGTTCTTGATGCCGGTAAATTCATCTTTAGCTGCGACTTCACTGACCGGAATCAATTGCAGCCCATCCTTTTTGCCATTGGGTGAGTGCAGAAAGAGGTTGCGGAAATTGCCCGGTCCGCGCGCTTTTTTCAGCGATTCGCGCAGTGCATCGACGTCGGCGTCATTGACCTGGGCATCGGACAGATACAGGATAAAACCGGCGTGTGAGCCGTTGTTATAGTATTTGCGCCGGAATAATGTCGCCGATTCATTGAGCAATGCCGACTGCACCGCCGCAAGCCATTCGGGGATGCCGTAGATTTCCTGATCGACATCCGGCTCACGCAATTGGAAAATTGAGCCGGGCGCAAAGGCGTGTTCCATCTGGTATGTATGCACCTGAAAAAACGTTCCCACTTCCACGCCCCGACGCATGTATTTGGCGAGCGGCGCGGAAAGCGATAACGGCCTGCCCGCGAGATTGTTTTTGCGTTCCAGATAGGCCATGCCAAAATGCAGCCAATCGGTGGCGAACTGTTCAAAGGTTTCCCGTGACAGCAACTTGTGCGGGATAAACGAGCGAACCAGCATATTGGCCTTGAAGCGCAGCCCGGATTTCAGATATACATTGGCGCGGGTGGTTCTAGATAATCCATCCAGCGATAACGGCGGCTCATACCAGCGGCCATTCTGCCAGCAGTGCAGATAATCCATGATTCCACGCGCATCAAGCACGGGGACGGGTTCGCCGAAGGTAAAGGCATGCAGGCGCGCGGGTGTGGTTTCAGTAGTCACTCGAATATCTCCAACGTGGATGTACGGGTATTGGCGTGCGGGCTTTCCAGCGGTTCGTTATGCAGCGCGTGGAATAATGCCCAGGCAAGATCGGCGTGTCCGGTCTCTTCGCGCCGTCCGGCGGAATAAGTCAGATTGCGCCCGCTCGGGGTGAGGGTTTTCTTGATCGCCATCAACGATTGCAGGATATCGGTCCAGCCTGCATCAAACTGCAAACGCCCGGCGCGGATGACGTCAAAGGCTTTCAAAACAAGCCGGGTTTTGACTTCCGGCGAATAATTGAATGTCACCAGATTGGGGAAAAAGGTTTTGACGATTTGCGCCACGCCCGTTCCCATGCCCGTCGTATCGATGCCGATATAGGTCACCCAATAACGCTGCATCATTTGCTTGATATGTCCGGCCTGGGCGGCGAAATCCTGCCCCCGGAATTGGTGCCTTTCGAGAATACGGAACGCCCCACCCGGTTCTTGCGGCGGCGCGACCACCACCAGCCCAGCACTGTCTCCGGTTTCTGCCGGGTCATAGCCGAGCCATACGGGTTTGTCGCCATACGGGCGCATGGTGAAGGGTTTGAAATCTGTCCAATCCACCCAACTGTCCACCCGGCACGGTTGCAGCATGGCAAGCGGGAATACGCTCAAGCTGTCATCGACAAACTCACACATCAAGAGATTTGAAAACGCCTCCGCACTGTATTCCATGCGCAGCTCGTCAATATCGAATAAATCGCATCCACGCCGCGCGGCGTCCATGATGGTGACAATCTGCCGCCATACTTTATCCGGCCCCAATTGCCCATCGGCCAGCGCATCGTGTGAGATATCGACCTTGATCTGCTGGTCTTTGGGTTTGCCGCGATTGAACCGCGTTCCGGTCCAGAACGGGTATGCCTCATGCGCCATGCTGGACGGTGTGGAGAAATAGGTCTTGCGCCATTTCTTGTGCATTGCCATCCCGCTGGCGACCTTGTTCAATTCCTCGAATCGATGGGTCCAGAAAAATTCATCGAAATAGAAATTGCCGTGATAGCCTTGTGCCGTGCGCGCATTGGTACCGAGAAAAAATAATTCAGCACCATTATCAAGGGTAATGCAATCAGTCCCGGTCAAATTCCTATCCAGTACCTCACGCACAAATCCCTGCATATAGCCGCGAAACAAAAATGCCTGCGACCTGGACGCGCTCAAAAAGATTTGATTGCGCCCGGTGGTGAGTGCGTCAATCAATGCCTCACGCGCAAAATAAAATGTCGCCCCGATCTGGCGCGACTTCAAAATCACGCGCGTGCGCTGATCGCCCGCCCGGTACCAATCGCGCTGATAATCAAAGCACTCATCGACAAAGCGCCGGGTGAGCAGCTCGACTTCCTCTTCCGTAAACGCATTTTTGCGCGGCTGCTTTTTCGGTTTGTTGTTTCGGTTTTCCAGATTGGGATTAAGATCGGTTTCCGTGCCGCCGCCCTGATAACGCTGGATGCGCGCCTGACGCTCAAGCTGTCGGTGCAGCAAATCGATTTCCTTGAAATCCCCACCGCTCTTGTCGGTTTTGAGGATCAGCGCGGTGAGGCGCATTTCCAGCGCCCCGCCGATGCGCTGCACCGTATCTGCGGCATCCCAGCCATCGCGCTTTTTCCAGCTATGCACGGTTTTTTCGTTCTCGCCCAGGGTGCGGGCGATTTCGGCCAGCGTCCAGCCCATCCAATACAGGGCACGGGCCTTGTGGCGGGAATCCATCGGCAGGGAGAGCAGGCTGAGCATGCGCCGATTTTGCGGGCGGCCGTCCCGCGCCTCGACCACCACACTATGTAATAGCGCCCATTACACAACCAGGTCATTGCCCGCACGGCCACCATTGCAGACCATGAAGGGGACATTCCCACCACAGGACCGCTCCCCCATGTCGGGCCAAACCAAACACTACCGTTCCAAATTTTTCCGCGTGGCCGTTGAAGGCGATACCGTCGATGGCCGCACCATTGAACGCGGCTGGATTGAAGACATGGCCGCCAGCTACAACCCCGCCACCTATGGCGCGCGGGTGTGGCTTGAGCACATTCGCGGCACCCTGCCCGACGGCCCGTTTAAAGCCTATGGCGATGTGGTCGCGCTCAAATCTGAAGAGGTCGAGATTGACGGCAAGCGCAAGCTGGCGCTGCTCGCGCAGATCGAGCCGACCAGCGAATTGCGCGCGATGGTCAACACCCTCAAGCAGAAGATTTACACCAGCATCGAAGTGGCGACCAAATTTGCCGGTACCGGCAAAGCGTACCTGATGGGGCTGGCCGTCACGGATACCCCGGCGAGCCTCGGTACCGAGCGGCTTGCATTTGCCGCCCAGCATCCCGATGCCAGTCCGCTGACTGCGCGCAAGCATGCGCCGGATAATCTGTTGAGCGCAGCCAGCGAGGCGAGTATTGAATTTGACGAATACACGCCGCCTGCACCGTCAGAACCGGGTGCACTGGATAAATTGATCGGGCAGATTTCCGCGTTGTTCACCGGCAACAAACCTGTTGAGCCGACGGAACCCGCACCGCCTGCCGCAGCGCCCGTGAATCCGGTACCGACATTGCCAACCGAACTCACCGCCGCCCTGTCCGCCATGGCCGAACACCTCACTGCCCAACAGCAACGCATCGAGCAATTGAGCGCCGATGCCGCCGCATTGCGCGCCAGCGTGGAAACCACTGCTGATCCCCATCACAGCGCCCGCCCGGTCATCACCGGCGCGACCGTGACACTGACCGACTGCTGAAACCAGACAAGCGAAAGCCCCAGCGGCTGGCACCGACTGAGGCTTTCTGTATTCACCCGTGTCACAAGCACGAGCAAATCATGAACGATGTTAGCAAGATTTTTCGAGAGATTCGACACATGGCTAGCCGACTTCCAACCTGGCGATTTTTGTTATTGGCGATGATTGGCCTGCTTTGGGCAGGCGCGCAGATGATGACCGCCATCCGCTGGTGGTAGCCCACCTTTTCCCTTCCCCCGTGAGACATCCCCATGCGTACCCAAACCCGCACCCAATACAACGACTATCTCGCCCAGTTGCAAACCTTGAACGGCATCCCGTCTGCCTTACATGCATTTGCCGTGGAACCCAGCGTGCAGCAATCGCTGGAAACCCGCATTCAGGAATCGAGTGCCTTTCTCTCCCGCGTCAACACCGTGGGCGTGGATGAGCTCAAGGGCGAGAAAGTCGGCATCGGCGTGTCCAGCACCATTGCCAGCCGCACCGATACCAGTGGCGATCAAGCCCGCATCCCGCGCGACGTGCATGCACTCGATGCGCAGGGTTACGAATGCGTGCAGACCAATTTCGATACTGCGATCAATTACAGCCTGCTCGATGCCTGGGCCAAATTCCCGGATTTCCAGACTCGCCTGCGCGACGTGATTGTGCAGCGCCAGGCACTTGACCGGCTGATGATCGGCTTCAACGGCAAGAGTGTCGCCGCCACCACCAACCGCGCAACCTCCCCACTGCTGGAAGATGTGAATATCGGCTGGCTGCAACACTGGCGCACGACTGCGCCCGACCGGGTTTTGAATAAAGGCAAAGCGGGCGGCAATATCAAAGTGGGCAAAGATGCCAGCAATGATTATCGCAACCTCGATGCCGTGGTCTTTGATGCCGTCAGTCAATTGATTGACCCGTGGCACCGTAAAGACCCGGGTCTTGTCGCCGTACTCGGGCGCGACTTGATGCACGATAAATACTTCCCCTTGGTTAATGCCGACCAACCGCCAACCGAGAAACTGGCGAGCGATCTGATTCTGTCGCAAAAGCGCGTTGGTGGCCTGCCTGCGGTGGAAGTGCCATATCTCCCCGATGGCACCGTGCTCATTACCAACCTCAACAATCTGTCCCTGTACTGGCAGATCGGCGGACGCCGCCGGTATCTCAAAGAGGCCCCGGAAAAGAATCGCATCGAAAACTACGAATCCTCAAACGATGCTTATGTTGTAGAAGATTACGGTCTGGGTTGCGTAGTGGAAAACATCGAGATTGTGAACGGATGACCGCAAGCCTCGCCCGTACCCATCGCATCCGCACCTTGGCCGCCAGCCAGGTGGCGCACAACCCGTATGGCCCTTCCACCGAGGCGAGCCAGTACGAGCTGCACCTGATGCAACTTGCCGAGCACCGCCTGCGCCTGAAACAGGTGCAGTCCGGTGAGGCCAAGGCCGCGCTCAAGCGCGAGTTGCTGCCCGAATACAGCGCGTACCTTGAGGGGGTTTTGAAGGCCGATCCCGGCACCCCGGATGAAGTCGTCGCCACGCTGATGGTGTGGAGCATGGATGCGGGTCATTGGGAACCAGCGTTGACCCTGGCCGAATACGTGTTGCGCCACCGCCTGCCCTTGCCGGATCGGTTCGCGCGTACGGCGGGTTGCCTGATTGCTGAAGAAGTGGCCGAGGCTGCCTTGCGCGCCCTTGCCACTGATACTGATTTCCGCCTGCCCGTTGTAGACCGCGCAAAGCATCTGACCAAAACCGAGGACATGCCAGATGAAGTGCGCGCAAAGCTGCATCTGGCGACCGCGCGGCTGCTGTTGCGTGACGCACAGGCCAACGCGGATTCACCAAATATGACGGCAATCAAAAGCGGCATCGCCGACCTCAAGCGCGCCATCGCCCTGCACGGTGCCTGTGGCGGCAAGAAAGATTTGGAGCGGGCCGAGCGCCTGTTGAAGAAACATGCCGCCCACAGCGGCACACCGAGCGTCTCCCGCGCGTCTGGCCGGCCCGGGACGGAGCAGCTTCCCAACTCCACGGCTGCTCCCGTCCCGGCCACCGGCCATCTTGCGCAGGAAAACACGTAAAAACATGTGTTCAGAGTGATGCGTTATGTCAGGATTCACCGCCACTGGTGCTGTCACCCCGCAGCCCCCAATTCACACTGACGGTTTCTGGCCAGCGCTGGAACCTGACATCATTCGCGCGCAGATGCGTCTGGATGCCTCGATCAGCAATGATCGTTTGCGCCACGCGATGATCGCCGCTACTGCCAGCATCAACGATGAACTCGCTGCATGGGCCTCACCCTACCAAGCCAGCGGACACACCCGTCTGAGCGACATCCCCGCCCCACAGATCGACGGAAAATCGCGCCTTGAACTGCTGTACCAGCGCGCCGTCGCCTGCGCCGCTGCGGCGGAACTGGCCGAACGCTACCGCACCCACGACGCCACCAACAGCGGCCACCAGCACGCCGATGCCCTGACCCCGAGCATTGACGAATTGCGCCGCGACCAGCGTTGGGCCATCCGCGACATCAAAGGGCAGACCCGCACCACCGTGGAGCTGATCTGATGCCCCTCATCCGCACCCAACGCGTCACCGCCCACCAACATGACACCGTGGATGCACTGTGCTGGCGGCACCTGGGCACCACACAAAGCGTTGTGGAGCGCGTGTTTGACCTCAACCCAGGTCTCGCCACCCTTGGCCCCATCCTCCCCCACGGCACCTCCGTCAACCTGCCGCTGACCGCACCTGCGGCTCCGCCCACTCCCCTGATTCACCTGTGGACATGACCATGCGCGAACACCTCACCGATGCGGCCATTGCGGGCAAAGCCCAATACGCCATCTACGGCGGCGCGGGCGTGTCGTTGTTCGGCGGCTTCACCGCCAACGAAATCGCCGCCTTTTGCGGCGGCGCGGCGGCCCTGTGCGGTGTGATCGTGCAGATCATTTTCAAACTGCGCGATGACCGCCGCCGCAAAGCACTCAACGCACTGGAACAAGAGCGCACCCGTCTTGAAATCCAGCGCTTGCAACAGTCAACAGGACGCGATGGCGCATGAACCGCATCGTCAAAATCTGCGCCAGCGCCTGCACCGCCGCTGCCATCACAGGCGGCGGTGCCTGGGCGCTCATCAGCAAATGGGAAGGTCAGCACTTTGAGCCCTACCTTGACCCCGTGGGCATTCTCACCGTCTGCTACGGCCACACCGGCCCCGATATCGTGCCGGGCAAACGCTACACCCAGGCCGAATGCGACACCCTGCTGAACGCCGACATGGCGATTGCCCGCAGCCACGTCAACCGCTGCCTGCCGATGCCAAAACTTGCGCACATCGAGGAAGCCCTGACCAGCGCCGCATTCAATCTCGGCGCGCAGATCGTGTGCGGCTCCACGCTGCAACGCAAAGCCCTGGCGAATGACTGGCCCGGCGCATGCGCCGAGCTCCCGCGCTGGAATCGCGGCGGCGGCCGCGTATTGCGTGGACTCACCCTGCGCCGTGCAGATGAGCGTGCCCTGTGTGAGGGGCAGACACCCGAATAAACAAACGCCCCGGCAGTGTGCAGCTGCCGAGGCGTTCTACATCCACCCCTATTTCCGAGATAGGAGCAAACGATTGAAAAAGTATAGCGATATTTTGCGGGAGCTTCGCATGCTGGAAAAACAACTCTCACATCTGAGATTCTGGGCCATTTGGTTGCTGGCCCTGCTCTGGATTATCCGCTGGTGGTGAACATGATCCAACTGACCAACCTCGCCATCTCCGCGTTGCTGTGTATCGCCTTCCTCATGGGCTGGAGCCTGAACGGCCTGCGCGCCAGCCGCGATCTTGCCGACCTCAATGCCAGGCACAACCGCGCCCTGGCCGATGCGCTGGAAAAAGCACGCGCCATTGAACATCAACTCACCGCCGAACTTGCGAATATTGGAGAACATCATGCGCAGCAACAACACGCCGCCCCTGCCGTGGAGGCAGGCATTCTTGCCGATCTGCGCGCTGGCACTCTCCGCCTGCGCCGCGAATGGCAACGTTGTGAAACCGATCGTGTGTCCGATCTTGCCGCCGCCACCGCCGAGCGTGATGCAGCTGCCGCAGACCGAGACGCGCTTGCGGCAGCTATTGTTCGCGCCGGACGCGACGCCGACCAGCAACTCTCCGCATGCCAAGCCGTGATCCGCGCTTATCGCGAGCAATAATGTCATGCAAAAGCCCGACCATCTGCGCGCCCATCTGATCCACGCCCTGCCCGAGTTGCAACATCACCCGGACAAACTGCTGCTGTTTGTCGATGAAGGGCATATCATCGCCACCGGCGTACCGGGATTATCATTTGAATACCGCTATACCCTGACGATCATATTGACCGACTATACCGGCAGCCCGGATGCCGTGATGGTGCCGTTATTGGACTGGCTGCATGTGCACCAAAATGAGTTATTGATGAATCCAGATCGACGCGAGAGTATCCGTTTTGAGGCCGATATACTGGCAAATCATCAGGTTGATTTGCAGATTCAATTACCGCTCACCGAGCGCGTGGGCGTCACCCAGACCGCGCCGGGCGAGTTCACCACCACCCATTACCCCGAACCAGTGGCGTAGGCTCACACCCGCCCCTGCGCCACCGCCTCGCACAACAGCGCATCAATGCGCGTCTGCCAGCCCTTGCCGGTGGCTTTGAATGCCGCCAATGCCTCGGTATTGAGGCGCAAGGTCGTGGCGGTTTTGGTCGGGGCTTTCTGCGGCCCGCGCCTGCGCATGCCCAGCGTTTTTTGCAACGCGGCAGGCAACACCTCGTGCGCCGGGCGGAACCGGGTCATGTCGGCCGCCGTCAGTTCGCGGACTTCCCCGTCATCATCAATCAATGGCGTGTGCGTGTTCATACTGTTTGACCTCTCTGGGATTGGCTTTACGGAAACTGATGACCCGGATCCCGCCCGCAATGGGCGTGAAGCACAGCACATGCAGGCGCGCACCCAACATTGCCAGCGCCACATAGCGCGGCTCGGGGTAGTCCTTGCGTGCATCCTGCCAGATGACGGCGTGGTCGAAATCCAGCTCACGCGCCTGCTCGAAGGGCAAGTCCCGCTCAGCCACATTGCGCGCATTCTTGGCCGGGTCGAAATCAATCTTCATTGACAAATTGTACTAACAATCTGCCGGTGTGTCAACCCCCTTGACAGCCGCCAACACCTGTGCCAATCTACCCATGTCCCGAAAGGGATGGAGCTCAAAACTCCGTATCGAAAGCGTGACCCGCACACGACAGGACGCGGTTTTTTTGTGCCCGGTTTATGGCCGGGAGGGCGACGGATACAACACCCTTCGGGGAAAGAAGTCCGCCTGACTTTCGACAGGTTTTGACCTCCCGGCCACCCGGCGGATGTCCCGCCGGAGGTTTACACTCACCATGACCGGAGCATTGCCATGAACGTTGAAGACCTGCTTGAAGACCCGACCCCGCGCCTGCCCGCCGGGATGCTGGACAACCTGATGCGCGCCCAGCAGGCGGTGAGCCTGCTCGCCGCCCTGACCCATCCCGTGACCCGCCTGACCACGGTGGAGCTCGACCACATTGCCGCCATTGCCAGTTACGTCAGCGAGGACATGGACAGCCTCTTGACCGGCATCGAGTACGCCGAAGCGGTATGAAAAACAGG